ATACGGTGCGTTGGAGAGATCCGGCGGGGGTTAATTGGCTAAATGAGTCAGTAACTAACACCGATTACGCTTGTAAGTATTATTTGAGAGCTAATGCAAGCGGAGAAGCAAAGGAAATTGTAGGGACTGCTTACGGTAACGGCTGGGAGTTTGTTATTACATCGGCTTCTACATCTACTATGGATGCAGGGGATTGGTGGTTTCAGGCAAGAGCTACAAAAACAGGGGATGAAATAACGCTATATGAAGGACAAATAGAAGTAAAAGCACAATTAACTTATGAAGGAACGCCCGGAAGTTACGACGGACGCACTCAGGCACAAAAAGACTTAGATGCTGTGACCGCTGCAATAAGAGCGATTATTAGTGATAAGGCTGCAAGTTATACAATCGGCAATAGGACGTTCACAAGGTTGTCATTAAATGATTTAAGGATGAGAGAAAGTCAATTAAAAGCTGAAGTAGTAAGAGAGCGTAAAGCAAACATGATTGCTAATGGTTTAGGCAATCCACATAACCTCTTTGTTCGTTTCTAGTCATGGCATTTTTAGGACTCCCACTTTCTGACGTTTTAAAGTCAACCCCTGAGCAAGAAGTTAAGCCACTACCTAAAAAAGGGCGGCGTATGTATGCAGGGGCGCAAACGTCTCGTTTAACTTCTGATTGGATTGCTGGTAATTCATCGGCTGATGCTGAGATAAAAGGAAGCCTCAGGCAACTAAGGCAAAGATCACGTCAAGTTTGCAGAGATAACCCCTACGGACGGCAAGCCATACGGTCGATTGTCTCTAATGTCGTCGGTCCTGTTGGGTTTAAAATTCAATCACAAATTAAACAGCAAAGAGGTAAAAAACTAGATCAAAAATTGAATGATGTTGTTGAAACTAGATTTAAGCGTTGGGGTCGTGCGGATTCATGCGACGTAGCAGGGCGGCTTAGTTGGGTAGAGATGCAAAAGCTTATTGTTAATTCTCTTGTTGTTGATGGTGAAGTATTTATAAGAATCATTCGTAAACCTTTCGGACGGAGTTCAATACCCTTCAGCCTTCAAATTATGGAGGCAGATTTGCTGGATACTGATTACACAGGAAAAAGTAGTAATGGAAATATCTACAGGATGGGTATTGAGGTAGACCCAGATTTCAATAGACCTCTTAACTACTGTTTTTTAAATAAGCATCCCGGCGACACTTTATTTCCAACAAGGACGGGAGAAAAAAGACATGTAATTATTCCCGCTGATGAAATCATTCATCTATTCCAACAAGAAAGACCTTCTCAAAGTCGCGGCGTTCCAGCGATGGCAAGTTGCTTAAAAGCTTTACATGACTTAAACGGATTTCAAGAAGCAAGCATTATTAGAGCGCGGGCAGCGTCATGTATTCAAGCTTTTATTACCAGTCCAGAAGGGGAGCTAGACGAGGGGGGAGAAGTGTATGACGGTGATCGAGTGAAAAACTTCCAGCCCGGACAATTTGCCTATCTTCAACCGGGTGAAACCGTCTCAGTCCCTGATTTTAATTCACCTAATGGGGAGTTCCCCGAATTTATGGCGGCGATGCTGCGTTCTTGTGCAGCAGGCGTAGGGGTCAGTTATGAATCTGTAAGTAGAGACTTTAGTAAAACTAATTATTCTTCTAGCCGTCTTTCCTTGTTAGAGGATCGTTCACAATATCGCTCTATTCAAAACTATTTAATAGATAACTTCCATACGAGAGTGTTTGAAGCGTGGTTGGAAATGGCGGTATTAAGTGGAAATTTAAATCTGCCTAATTATGAAAGCGACCCTGATAGATATAGACGTGTTCGCTTTGTCCCTAGAGGTTGGGAATGGGTAGACCCACAAAAAGAGATAGCAGCGAATAAAGAGGCAGTAAAAGCAGGGTTTAAAACTGTTGCAATGGTCGTCGCGGAGCAAGGTCATGATCTCTCTGATTTACTCCCACAAAGAGCCGATGAGGTAGAGCAAGCGAAGCAATTAAATTTAGTTTTTGATACTGATCTTTCGTCAGGTGTTACTACGTCAGCAAAGCAGACTATTATAGATGAAAATCAAAACGAAACTAATGGAAAAGAAACGTGATTTAGAAAATCAAATTCAACATCGATCAGAACCCGTTGATTTTAAAATAAATGAAGAAGAGCGTTCTATTGAATTTCCTTTTAGTTCTGAAGAACCTGTAAATCGTGGTTACTTAGGTAATGAAATTCTCGATCATCGTGAGGGTGCAATAGATTTCTCACGTTTAAATGATTCGGCTCCATTGTTGTTTAACCACGATCCCAATAAGCCTATTGGAGTTGTAGAGAAGGCTTGGTTAAAAGATAAAAGAGGTTATGCCCGTGTACGTTTCAGCGACAATCCTTTTCCTTCAGAAGTTTATAACGATGTAAAAAATGGAATATTAAGAGGCGTTTCAGTTGGTTATACAGTAAATAAAACTGAACAGCTAAAAGACGAAAAAGATACGTACATTGTTAGATCATGGTTCCCAGCGGAAATTAGTATTGCAGTGATCGCCGCTGACGCTGGGGTTGGGATAGGAAGAGCAAAAGAAGTAAAAGAAGAGAATAAAAAAGAAGTTACTATGTCTAATAAGCAAGAATCATCTAATATGCA